AAAATCAAAATCAATTGTAAAAAATCAAAATAAAAATGTGAATAAGAATATAGATAAAAATCAAGAACCGCATATTGAAATAGTACCCGAACCAACCAATATGTCTACATTATCTAAGACTAAAGTGAAGGCAAAGTTAATTACTAAAAATAATAAATGCGATTATGATGATAAATATACGCAAGATATTCTGACCAAGAGATATTCAAAATTCAAAGAAAATTTTGTAGATTTATCAGAACTTGTAAAATTAACGAAATTGCCAATTAGACAACAAAATCCGCCAGAAGACATAACTGAAAATATTGTGAAATTTATTATAATAAATTATGATAACGATATATCATGTAAATGGGCGAAAAGTATTGGGAAACAAGGAGATTTATACTCAGATAAATATAAAAACGATTATCCAATTGAAGTAAAAGCATTAACGTCATCAGGTCCATCTTCATTTGGACCTAAAAAAAAGTTTGGTGTAATTTACTTCCTAGATATGAGAGGTTGGTTATCAAATATATTATTACTCTGGAAAGTAAATGTATCAAATGAATCTATCGAATGGAAACAACTTAAAATGAATAAATTGCAAACACACGAAAGTCAATGTAAAGAAGGTAGGCGACCACATATATCTTGGGATAAAATACGCACACAAATGCCAAGTAAATGCGTTAAAATATACGAAGGCACATTTGAGAATATATTTATGGCTTCATCAAAGGCAACAACCGATTCACAATAAGTTCAACAACTGGGACAGATACAGCATTTCCAGCGAGTTTATATAAATTTGAATCAGATATATTTGGCAATATATAAGATGTCGGAAAACCCTGCAGATTAAAGCATTCTCTCGGCGTTAATTTACGTATACCCTTATTATCTAATATTAATGGTACATTATGTCCGCCAGTTCCCATATTTGCTGTAAGTGTAGGACATTCGTTGCTCTTATTTTCACGCACATAAACACGCCTATATTGATATACGGCATCAGGTTTTATAACACTTTTTTTTACTAAATCCCACGTTGATGATTTGTTAGTATAATAATATTTAGTCGGGATATTTTGTTCTAGTAAGGTTGATACTTTTGCTTTTTTTACACTTGGGAAATCTAACGTGAATTTATCAAATATCTCCTTGGATTTAATACATACAATATATATTCTTTCTCTATGTTGGGGTATACCTGTAATTTCTGATGTGTTAAGAATCTTAAATCGAATATTATATCCACGATCTGTTAATTTTTTTTGAATTATTGTAAAAGTTTTACCACTATCATGCGATACTAAATTTTTAACATTTTCTAAAATTACATAATCAGGTTTATGATGATCGATGATAGATAAAATTTTCCAAAATACATTTGACCTTTCATCGTCAAAACCCTCGCGTTTTCCAGCAATACTAAAGGGCTGACAAGGAAATCCCCCGGTTAAAATATGATGTGGTGGAACTAATTCAACTTTTATGTCATTCAAATTGCCAAGTGTAAGTTTATGATTAAAATTAATATCGTAAATATCCTTGGACCATTTAACCATATCATTTGAAAATACACATTCAACTTTACCACTTTTTTCAAAGGCATGTGTGAAAGCACCAGTGCCAGCAAACAAATCTATCATTTTTAGTTTAGGTATTGTATTAATACTAGCTATAGGACTAGTAGGTGTATTAACACTAGTATCCGTTGATGATAATAATTGTATTATATCATTTTTGGTTTTTGTGCTATATCCTTTAATTTTTCTTTCTTTGCAAATTGAAATTAAGTCTTGCCGGGTTTTATTTGTGTAGGAATTCATAATGTTTTGCTAACGGTTTACTTTATATATTTTTCAATTTCAATTTTATATTTAATATAACATTTTTATTATGTTGAATAATAAAAATGAATTAAATGATGAAAACATTAAAAAATGAATTTAACATCCGAGATTAAGATATTTTACAGCATTAGTTGATACACCAAACAGAATATGTAATATAATACCGATTATAAATGCCGAAATGGTAGTTATAACAAGCGGTATTCCAGAAAAATAAGTAATTAGCATTGCAATAGCAATGGTTCCAATATAATCAAAAATCGCAGTATCTAATATTCTATATTGATGAACTCCGGCATTTGGTTTCCCAAAAATATCTGAATATTTGCTAAATATACAAGTCCTCATGTTTATTATAGTAGTATATGCTTATTATATTTTGCGATTTGTTTATTATATTTTGCGATTTGTTTATTATATTTTACAATATGTTTATTATATTTTGCGATTTTATAAATACAATAGTCCCATAAGAACACTAAATACAATCACTAACTGCATACCGGTGCTACTAGCAATAATAATATCTTTTACATTTTTATAAATTGTTGGAGCTTTACATTTTTTCTCACACGAATCTACTTTTTTTAATAAATCAACTAATATATTTAATTGAATTATTAGCCCAATTATAATGGCAATGGCAACAATATTGCCAATTAAAATAATTTTGCCTAATGTGCTAGTAAGTGGTAAACACATATTTACAACACTTATTCCAATAAATGTCATTGATGATAACTGTAAATATTTAATTTTATTAAACAGATACATATACTTTTCATCAGAATATTTGGCTTTTACGATACATTTACATTGACTATAATGATTTACTAGGGTTAGAACCATTACATTAAATGCAATGAATGCTATATAAAAAATTATTTTATAAGAATACATTTTATCAAATCTAATATTAACAATCTAATATTAACAATCTAATATATTAACTATTATAATATAATTATATTAATATATTATTTACCTTTGATGGATTTTACTTCTGCAACATACTGAATTGTTTTTTCCAAACTCTTTTGTAATTTATCAAGTTCTTTTGAAATATACGCACAAGTTGGCATTATAATAGTATCAACTAATTTGCCGAATTCCATTTCTTCAACTGGTTGGACTACTAGCATAACGGCACTTTCTAGTGGATGTGGAATATTATATGATACATAGTTCAATTTACGGGTTTCGGGATTGGAATAACTTGCAAATAACAATGCCATGTAAGTTTGCAGAAGATTCCCCAATGTTTCATTTTCATCGCGAATTAATATTTCCATAGCATTTGATAAATCAGGAGAAGGAGACACTTCAATCGGATCAGTGTCTAGTTGTTCTCCAGATGACTTTAAAAGGTTTGTCCTAAATAAATCCAATTTATCTTTCAATACTTCAATTGCTCTGTAAAATATAACTAATGGAGGAATTGGACCAACAGTTTCCAGTCTAAAACGATATTTGCTGGGTTCGTCTGTATCATCTGTATAATAAAATCTTTTATACTCTAGCGACATAAACCTACTTTCCAATTTACTATCATCTGGAATAGTTAATCCATGATCCATATGAAATTGTTTCTCTCTTTCCACGTAATCCAATTTACCTTGGGCCATTTTTTCTGGGTCAACTCTATTATTATATGCTGCTACAGCAGTTGGTGAGAAATGCCCGTTTTCTTTACCATTACTAACAACAGCCTTTGCCTTTATAAAGAATCTAATATTGCTATTAATATTATCTGACTCTTGAGAAAACTCATCTTTTAATGAAGTAGTAATATCGGCATTTTTCAAATTAGAATACCCATAGTGTTTTGGCTTTAATCGAATAATCAATGGATAATTCCCACTAATTGGATCTGGTGGGAATATTTCTCTAACTTTACTTTCTTCTAAAAATCGATTATCCGAAATTATTCGAATTTTAAAATCGTTGGTTGTAATATCTTTCGGGAAATTTGTGTTATTCTCAACATCAATAATAAATTCAAAATCATCTACTGGGAATTTGTCAGGGGTTGGACTATAAATTGGCAACATTGATAATCTATTTGAAATAATTTGGTTGTGTAATTGGGAATCATTCTGGATTACATTGATTGTAGCTTTTTCATGTGGCACAGACCGAAATCCTAGGGTTGGTACTTCGCCAATAATACATCTACGAATAGAATTCACTAGAGCACAATTGTGATTATTAATGTCAAATTCAACAAATGTTTTAGTTTTATCCCAACTATTTGAATGTGGGTAATCAATGTTTGTAATATGTGGTTCAGTCATTTCCTTTGTATTATATTTATATTAATTATATTATTTATATTATTAAATGTATTATCTTAAATTCAATTTGTAGATTGTCTTAAATTCAATTATTATGTTTGATTAAATTCAATTTTTTAATATTAAATCCACATTTTTGTTATGCGTGAATATTCGGTTAATTATTATATCTATTAAAAATAATTACATAAACAATGGCGCAACCACAACAAGAAGTATCGGTATTTTTATATTATAGCAATCAATGTCCTAATAGTAAGAGCAAATTAAGTAAATTGGCTAATATGGGCTTTGCTTACGATCAAAAGAATTTCAAGTTTGTTAGACAAAGACCAGTCCAAGGAAAGGTAAATAGTATTTATGCTTGTTGTATCGATAATCCGCAGATTAATAGACCCCAATTTTTAACTGCAGTCCCAACGTTATTTACCCCTAGTGTCGGAAAACCTTTATTGGAAGGCGATTTAGATGATTGGCTAGACACTTATGTTAATGCAGTTGCGCCTAAAAAACAAGGAAACGTTCAGAATTGTGATATTACTGGAGATGGCGCGATTCAGCCATATTTTGGTAATGAAATTGGAGGATCATTCTCAGATGGGTATTCATTTATTAGTGATGGAGCAGATGATTTAAAAGCAAATGACATGGCAATGCCAGGAGTGCACGAAAGATTAAATGGTGATATTCCAGATATTATTCCTGTAACTAGACATAATGGAGATGGTCTGTTTGGAGGTGGTGCGATGTCTTTAGAAACACAGGGAAACAACGGCCAAGCTCAGAAGAAAAACTCAGGCACAGACAAAGCATATGAAGCCATGATGAATCAACGCAATAACGAAGTAAAAATGGGTCAAGGTAGGGTATAAAACAACAAAAATTGAAATATTTACCATAATAACAATGTAATTCATTCAACTCATATCAAATCAAATCAAATCAAATCAAATCAAATTGCATATTATACAAGACATCATGCTTTCCCCAAATACAATGGAATCTCAAAATTCTGATAAGTTTTCACCTAATACTAGTGAATATTTAACTGAGTGCATTACATACTTAGAAAGTTTGGCATCAGAATTTTGTAATGGAAATATCCCTCTAGCAGGACATCCACGTATGACAGAACTTATTAAATATGATCCGCTACATCAAGCAGTGAAAGGACGCGACATATTGATTGCATATAATGCCAAATTATGGAAAAAAATGAAAACACTTAAGCGTAAAAATGACATTGATACCTGGCCGATTCAAATTTGTGCAATGCGAATTGCATATTGCACAGAACTTATTCGACTACCTTAGATTGAGTATATTAAATTGTCCTAATTATATTATTAATATAGAGCCACGATGTTGCTTTGTTTTTAGGTGTTAATGAATACCATATTAATATCATTTTCTTAATATTTTCAGTTGGATTTGCATATAATAAAATAATAGATTTATCATTTTTTTCTTTAATTAATTTTAATAAGGTTTTTTTATTTTTGAATTCTTCTTTTAGTGTATTTACTAAGTAATTTGTATTAAATTTGGTTATAAACTTTACATATTTAATAATAGAATCAATTTGGGTTTCATATTCAGGCAAAATGATTTTTAGTGCTTTTAGATATTGTATTACAATTTTATTACATGCTTTAGAATAAATGCTTTTATGATACATTCAGACACATTCACATTTATTTATATAATTATGTATATATTCTGTATAATGCTTTATGCTAAAAATATTGGATTATATTAAGATTATATTAAGATTATATTAAGATTATATTAAGACTATATTAAGATTATATTAAGATTATATTAAGACTATATGGAATTTAGATTATCAACACTTCTAATTTATACAGTTGTTATCCTATTGATTTTATTAATTATATCATTTATCTGGGATGCATTTGTATTGAATAAGATGTCTAATGAGAAAGAAGGATTTATAGACCAACGTGCAAGGCGTAAAATACAAATCAAAGAAGATGATATCAATGTCCCAATTTCTCATGTATCTAAATTAGAACATTTAGATGTGGATATGGATACTAGGGAATTTAAGAACAAGGCTGACAAATTAACTAGCGAAAATGCAATTGATATTTTTAAAAAAGTTAGAAAGTTTATTAAAAAGGGTGCTAGTGAATTTTCTAAATTAATAGATTGCGATGTAAAAGAAGAAATATCTATAAAAGTATGTAATGAGTCTCTAAACGATTCACGATATCTAGTAATATTTGATACGGAAGAAGAAGCCATACAAAAGAAACTGCATAAAAACTATGGCAAATTATTAGAATTATGCCATGTTGACAAGACACTACTAGATTTTGGTGAAAAAAAATTAGATAAAATGGATTGGAAATGCTGTGAATTGATTTACGGTATTGATGCCATTGGAATGACTGAAAAAATATATATATGTGATGCTAGAACACGAAATATATTTGCAATGGAAAAGAATGGTAAAGTATATACAAAACGGTTTTATAAAGCAGTTGATAAATTTGTTAGTAGCGGAGATTACAAAACTGAGCTTTCAAGTTTATTAGGAGATAAGGGAGGAAGTTATATAAAACACCTTAAAAAAGAGAATTGGTCTGATTTTACTTATCGTAAAACAGTAGATGGCAAAGTATCTGCATACAATATTATTTTGAAAAAAAATTATACAGTTGGAGAATATAAAACACATATCGTGAATTTAGCAAAGGACGTATGCAATAAAAAATCATCTAGCACACTTAATAAACAAATAGTTAAATATAGTGATAATATAATAAGCTGGGTCGGAGTATCTGCTAGCGGATTCACAATTTACATTAGATTGTAGGTAATATAATTTGACATTTTTTGTAAATTTCATTTTCAATCTCCTACTCAAAAGTTAGAAGGTCCAGCTTGAATGCTAGGCATTTCAACATGTTGTTGTTGTTGTGCCATGTAGCTCAGCATCAACATGTATGGATCGTTGTTGATCGCATTTGGGCCTACTTCGATTGTCACAAAGTGTTCCTCGGCTGGACCCGTTGGTGTATGGTAGTGGGGCCACTGAAGAGGACTTGGCCCAGAATTTTGGTCGGCTGATCCTGGGTGATCTGGAGGCATGATGCTGGGGAATGAATTTATTTTAATAATCATATAATAATTCAATTTTTTGGTTAATTTTTACTTATTTTTGAATATTATTGCTATAATACAAAATATTTATGCTAGTACTAGAAGTCATACAATTAAAAAAATATTTTATATTTTATATTTTATTTTTCATTTTGTTATCTCACAATCTACCATTAGACAGAGTCATTTTAAAGCAAATCTAAAGCAACAAGTCCGAACAATCTTTGCGAGCCTTGAGTACATTGATGACGTTTTCAAGGCACGGCACAAGCTTTTCAGCTCCACCTGCACCACCTTCCTTTAGAAGTGCGACGATGGCAGAAATGTACGCCTTTGCTGGCACAATTTCAGCCAATGGGGCGCCTTTGCACTTGCTCTCTAGCAACCCACATACAAACTCAACTCTCGTTGTCAATTGTGCTATAGAATACAAGATTGCTTCCAGGCAATGTTGCAGATTTACAGCATCCTCCTCAGGGTCATTGTTGACATTGTAAGGATAACTATCTCGTAGGTCGTAGCTTTTCGCGAAACCTATACCGAAAAGTGCCATACTTAAGACGACAAAGAGGCGATTTACATCAAAAGTTTCAGACATCGTACGTAATTCTTGTTCAGACAAATTACTTAGATCACAGTCAGCAGAATTTGGGAAGAACGGATCACATGGGCTTTTACGAATTGTGTGGGTTTGTTTGCCAGACAAGTATGTCAGGTCACCGAGGTCACCGAGGTCACGAATGGCAGGCATGATGCTGAGGGTTGGGTTGGATGGGTTGGTTTGGATGGAATTATTTTAGTAATGGTTAAAAATTTCAATTTTTTAGGCTAATAATTATAAAAACTGCCAAAAAAATTGAA